AGTAAGCCTTTGGCCCATGCTTTACCATTACTTTTTTCATGGATGCTGAGATCGCATCATCAGCATGGTATTTTTCGTTTGAAATTTGAGTTGATCCTGTTGTCATGAGTCTGAGTACCTCTTTGTATGAGGGCCGTATTGCATCATTATTCGAGGCCATGTTTTCAAGATCAGTGCCTTATCCTGTGGCATCGCAACAAGACCAGCCTGTGCAAGTCTCTTGAGAAATGGTGATGCACTGGGGCAATCAATAACAGATGCAAATGTATTAAAGATTTCTTTATCGGTCATGGTTAAAATTGGGTTGCCGAGGTCGGAGCGTTCAGGGGTTGGTCGCTTCTTCCTCGGTTTTTTATGGAAGCGTAAACCAAGATCATATTCACTCATCATCGTCTTGCAAGCTCCTGGCAAGCAGCCTCGACATTATATGTAAAGCAATCAATCCTGGTAGATTGAAGTAATGAATCTGTAAGTGCAAAATATCCTATGCCAAAAATGCAGAGGTAAAGAAATAAATGTTTCATGGGGTTGGGTTTCAGGGGCTTTCTAATAATAACTAACGGTCAACAGTTGTCAACCTTTACTTAGCCTCCTCATAATTAAGAACTTTTAATGTCAAACATTTTCTACGACAATCCATTTTGCTTGCAATCTCTTCAGCAGTGATTTTTTTTGGATGCTTTACTTGAAAAACAAATTTTGTTTTGCAAGGTGTCAATTCATTTATCTCAAGAAATTTCCAAGTTAATAAGCCTTTTTGACCTATAATTGTTGCTTTGACTTGCTGAGGAAGTGCTGTCTCAGGATGTTCGATTTCAAAAGTAAAATTTGTTTTCATTTGAGGGGGTTGTATCTATACCCATATTATAAACATATTTATCAACAACTGTCAACAAGGTTTCATTACTTTTACATCGAATCCCTTTTCTTTCAACTCTTCAATCCTATATTTTTGAATCTCGCTCAATCTTCCCTTTGGCCCTTTGACCTCAATAAACTTGACCTCATCTGGTTTCATACAGATCAGATCAGGTAAACCAGCTTTGTTGCACATAATTAACTTGATCACTGTCCATCCTTCTTTCTCGTGCCTGTCGATCAGCTTCTTCTGATATTGAGCCTCTGTCATTTCTATAATGATTGATCGTGTAGCTTTCCTTTAATTTAACAACATCATATACTTTTGGCTCGATTCCCTTCTCTGCAAAAATATAATGTATTTTATTCTTTCTATCCCTGCCAAGAAAACTTGCTCTCTCTCTTCCCTGTAAATAACTCAATGCAGAATAATCAATACCATAAAAAATTAAATGATCCGCACTGCTAAGATTAACTCCTTCCCTACAACTCTTGACCTGACCGATAAAAACAGAATCGCTGACGGCATTAAAAACATCTGGATCATCGGTTGCACGATTACCAAAATATTCTCTCAGCATTTTACCTTCAGCTATAAAACAATATAAAATTGCAATCCTTCCACTGAAGTTATCTTTTATATAATCAGCCTTACTTTTATCAAAAACTATCGCTCCATGTCTTTCTGTTATTACATGGCCATTATAAATCTGACGTAACTTGCTCATTACCTTTGCACCAGTATCTGCAACGACAGATCTTCCTGTTGGGCTGCCAATAACACCATCTTTTATAATCCTCAATGCCAATCTATATGTTCTCCTGGACATCTTTACCATATGCACTTCTTCCTCAACTTCCTGAGTGAAGCCAGCTTCCTTCTGGGTCATCTGTACCGTATAAGGTTCAATGTCCTTTAATATTCTGCTTTGTCTTGCATCTGAATAATCTTTTATGACAATGCCAGTTCCAACTCTTTTTTCCTTTACATCCACATAGTCACTAGCCCACCTGTAAAAGTTCTGATATTTACTCCATAAAAAAGGTGTTAAAGACCATTGGTGATAAAGCTGGCTGAAGCTTTCAGGGCTTGGGGTTCCACTCATCAAAATAATACTGTTATATCTAAGTTTCAAGATATTCAGATACCTCTGCGATGGTTTTGGAAATGCACCGACACTATGGGCTTCATCAACAATAATCATATTCCAGCTTGAACCTCTGAACTTCTTCAACATCTCAAAATTAGTGACAGATACTACCCTCTCAAGATTCATTTTTCTTATATCACTCTCAATACTTGGTATTGCTTTTTTCTTGGTAATCACCAACACTTTCTCTAATGACATATTCTTTACAACAGACAGTGCCACCATTGTTTTACCTGTTCTGCACTCTCCACTTAAATATGCACATTTTTTGATTTGACAAAGCCTAGTCAACTTACTGCTTGCCACTTTTTGATAGTCTCTAAGCTGGATCATTTTTCTTTAGTTATAAAAGTAGTTTTCATATCATTACCAAATACCTCTTTTACTGCTTGTTCAACTATTGCTTTTCTAGCTTTTATCATATTTTCCCAATTGGGTGACAATGCAATCACTACCTCATTTAAAGCAATACATTGAAGTTCTGCCTGTTGTGATAAAAGCATTTTTGTTGATGGTAATTTGCATTTATCTAAAATTGCAAGCCAAACAAGTTCTTTTTTAGTTTTAAACATTGACTATACTAGTTTTAGTGGTATCTTACCCTATAGTTACACATAAACAACCCTAGATATGGAACAAGAGCAAATTTTAAAAACAATCAATATTCAACTCTCGCAGGGTCAGATAAAATGGCTTGATGACAACAAAGGATCTGAGTCAAGATCCTGTTTACTCAGACTTATTGTTGCTGAAAAAATGGAGCAGGCTGCATAAAAATGGATATAAAAGAAGAATTGCTTGACCTCCCAAAAGAATGGGCTTATGTCGCTGTCAAATTTAAAAGACCCTATCAAAACGATTGGCAGAATAATCCTCTTAAACAATCACAACTTTTCAAGGAGCTTGTCGCAAAAAGATCCACTGGTATAGGTGTTTGCTGTGGTGTTCCCTCAGGTGGTTTACTTTTTTTAGACCATGATGGCCCATCAGCAGCAAAAATATTAGGTGAATGGGGTTTTTCTCTTTCCTCATTACCTCCATCATGGATGGTTACATCAGGTCGGGTCGGTAGATTTCAGATCATATATAAGGTTCCAAAAAAGTATTGGTCAAAAATAAAAACACGCAAGTTTCAAACAGGTGTAAAAGATGAGGATGGTTCTGTTGAACAGATAGAACTACGCTGGAATGGTACTCAATCCATAGTATCTGGAAAACATCCAAAAACTGACGGCTACAGGTGGATGGATGGTAGATCACCAAGAGATATTAAAAAAATAGCAGAAGCTCCACTCGCCATAATCGAAAAGATGATGGAGCCGAAAAAGAAAAAAACACCACAAATTCAAACCCTTAACTCAGATTCTGATAAAGCACGTTCTCTTCTTCAATCAATAAATCCAAACCGTTTAGATGATTATGATACATGGGTCAAAATTGGTATGGCTGCTCATTCAGTTGGCGATGATTCTCTCCTCTTTGATTGGGAACAGTTATCACAAAAAAACAGCAAATATCAATCAGGTGATTGTGAAAAGAAATGGTCATCCTTTAAATCATCAGGTGTTTCTCTAGGCACTCTCCAAAAGTTTGCATCAGAAGATGGTTGGACTCCACCACCACGATCCTTCCCCACTTCAATAGAACCAAAAGAAGAATCAACACCAGTTCCTCGTAAATTAGAACAACTCACATCACAGGAACTTATAAACTTTTTACGCAACCTTAAACACGAAATCAGATTTAATACTTTTTCCCATTCAATAGAAATGGATGGCAAAGTAATAAAAAATATTGAACTTTTTTATCTGACACTTGCAGAACTTGGTTACAAAGTACCGAAGGAAATGGCAATAGATTGTCTCCTAAAGGTTGCCCATGAAAATGAATATGACCCAGTAAAGCTATATCTTGATCATTGCTACAACGAAATTAAACCTGAAAAGTATATAATAGACAGATTGGCAACCTTTTATCTCAGACCACAGGATGTAAGCCTTAACAAACCGACAATATATGACACCATGCTCAAACTTACTCTTATAAACGCAGTAAGAAGAGTTTATATCCCAGGTTGCAAACATGACACAGCAACTGTTCTTCAAGGTTCACAGGGAATAAAAAAATCCACTTTTTGGCAAACATTATTTGGGCCTTTCTTCTCAGATGCCCTCGGTGATATTTCATCTAAAGATGATCTTTTAGTCCTTCACCGTTCATGGGGTATGGAATGGTCAGAAATTGATGGAGTTACAAGTCGCAAACACGCAGGGGTGGTAAAAGCTTTTCTATCAAGATCAACCGACCTCCTTCGTGTTCCTTATGGAAAAGCCGTAGAAGAATGGCCAAGAAGAGGAATTATTGTCGGATCAACCAATAAAGAGTCAGGTTTGTTAATAGATGATACAGGAAACAGGCGATTTCATATAATACCCTGCACTACAAAATCAATTGAGCTTGATTCTCTACAGCTTGAACGTGATTACATCTGGTCGGCTGCCGTTCATGCCTTTAAAAATAAAGAATCGCACTTTTTATCCTTTGAACAGGAAAACCAGATTGAAAAAGAAAATCTTGGATACATGGTTGATTCTCCCTGGTCATCCGTTATAAGCCATTGGTTGAATGATCCCTCCAACTCAGTTAAAGATATTACTATTGAAGTTTTGTTAACAGATGCTATTGAAAAACCTATCGAAAGACAAACAAAAAGTGACATGATGACCGTAAGTCAAATCTTACGCAGTCTCAAATATGATCGAAAAAAGAAAAGAGTTATGGGAACACCAAAATGGGTCTGGTTTCAAAAATCATCTTGATGTTCCTTACTGTTCCTACCCTGTTCCTACCTTCGGGAACGCTCAAAACTCTTACTATAACTACTATATATACCTGCCTAATCTCAAATGAGTCTCAAAATTAAGAAATATTCATATTTTCGCTTTTCCGTGTAACATCTAAGTAATGGCTAAAAAAGGTACAAAAATAGAAACATTGATCAGGTCACGAGAACTTGGCAAGATTATTGCCAAAGGTGGTCGCAGATCCGACTGCATAGAATATGCCTCTAAAAAATGGGGGGTTGGTTATAAATCTGTAGATAAGTATTTAGAGATCGTCAGAGCCGAAATGAAAGCTGATTGGGATATGGAAAGACCTGAAATGGTGGCGAATCTTTTAGCGCAAGCTGCAACGCTACAGATGGAAGCAAGAGAAAAAGGACATTTACATATTGCTCTTGGTGCAATAAATACAGCAGCTAAACTTGCACAGATTATTTCGTGAGTATTTTAGATACAGTTCAACCTGGAAAAGTTTTATATGAGATTGGTGCATATAATCTTCCTACAACGCAAGAAACGATAGAAAGAATTTATCAGGATTTATTACCTCATCAAGAAAAATTTTGTGCAGATACGCAACACAGAAAGTTAGCTCTTGTCTGTGGATTCGGTGCTGGTAAAACTTATGCTTTATGTTCAAAGGCTGTAATGCTTGCCTGTTTAAATATCGGTCATGTATCTGCTGTTTTTCAGCCAACGGCACCGATGCTTCGGGACATTTTAATTCGTACATTCAATGAATTATTAGACCAATGGCAAATACCTTACACATTCAGAGCATCACCGCTTCCTGAGTATCAACTTTCTTGGGAGGAAGGAACACACACTATTTTGTTAAGGACAATGCTGACATATCAACGATTGCGAGGCCAAAACCTCTGTGCAGTGGGATTTGATGAGGCAGATACTATCCCAAAACGAGAGGCAGAAAATGCTATGAACATGGCACTTGCAAGACTTAGATCTGGAAATGTTCAGCAATTTTATGCAACAACAACTCCCGAAGGTCATGGCTGGGCATTTGAAACCTTTGAAAAAAATAGAAAATCTGACACTGCATTGATACAAGCAAAAACGGCTGACAACCCTTTTCTTCCAGATACGTTTATTCCTTCTTTGTATGAGAATTATCCACCGCAGTTGATAAAGGCTTACCTACTAGGACAATGGGTTAACCTTACAAGCGGTCAAGTTTATGATCGGTTTGACCGTAATCATCACGTTATCAACAAAATACCGTTTGACATCAAGATGGAGGTATTAAGAATCGGGGTGGACTTTAACGTGATGAACTGTAATGCCGTGGTCGGTGTCAAGTCTGGAGACAAGTTAATTATCATAGATGAAATATCAAAACAAAATGATACAGATGCGTTGGCACAGGAAATACTCAGGCGTTATCCTTCAAACAGAATATTAGTTTACCTC